CAGTTTGATTCCATTGCGTCAATCATATTCCTTAAAGGAGATATTCGAGAATCAGTAAGAGGCGCAGGGCCTTTAATTCATAACTCATGGCTGCACCCCGATCAATTAGGCGACACCTCTTTAAATGCTCAAACGCTTAGAGAGATCGCCGACGATAACGACGAGGCTGATTTCGCTATGATGGTTGAATATGTAACTAAGGCGGGAAGAGACAATAAGCGATTGATTCAGGACTTAATGCGTAACGAGACGCAGCTAACAGACAAGCAGCTTATTGATTTGAATTTCGCAACTAAGATCATAGCACCAATAAGTACCATTAAACACGGCAAGGCTTTGAGCTACAATTCAAAAGCACTTAAAGCAATGGCGGTACAGTCAGTGCAAGAGTATTCTGATGTTCTAGCGTTCCGCGATGGTAAAGTATTTCTAATTCAAAGAAGCCTAGACGATGACTTTGAAGCGGGAAAATTTGCATTCCCAGGCGGTAAGATAGAAGAGGGAGAAACAAGCGAAGGGGCAGCACTAAGAGAACTTACAGAGGAGACAGGGCTAACAGTTTCTAACCCTCAGCACTTAGGGCAAATCACTAATGATGATGGTACTATATCACACTACTACGCGGGACAAGCTGAGGGAGATATTAAACTAAGCGAAACGGAAACAGAAACCGCTGATTTTTACAGCCTAGAAGAACTTAAAAAGCTGCCTATTATTATGGACAGCTTACAACGATACGAAGATTTAATTTTAAAAACGACAGAGATGAGCGACGAATTAAGCGCAATCAAGAAAGCCATGAACACGCTTAAGGCGTTGGTTATTGGTGGACGTAAATCCATGCTTTTACCCTTAGCGGGTGGAGCGGGTGAACTTTTTATCTTTTCCGAGGACGGAGAAATAGAAGGTAAAAGAGCGGTATTAGCAGAAGGTGGAGAACCCACAGAGACGCCAGCACCAGAAGGAAGTCATTCTTTAAACGATGGCCGATCTATTACAGTAGGCGCGGACGGAGTAATTCAGTCTGTAACTGAGTCCGCAGTAGATGCACTTGCAGCTATGGAAATGGAAAAAGACAAGATGGCCGCTGACATGGAGGAGAAGGATAAGATGATGGCCGTAAAGGACGACGAAGTTAAAGCGGCTCAGTTGGCGCTTAAGACTTTGAAGGCTGAAACGGAAACTCAGATAAATGCCTTAGCCGCAAGTATCAAGCAATTAGAAGCGGTAGTTCCCGGTGGTGGAAAACCACTAACACGCCAAGCGGTTTTCTTAAAAAGCCAAACGGACATTAAAGATATGTTACCAAGCGAAAGACGGTTGGCCTCACAAATTGCATCACGCAAAAACGATTAATTAAATAAACTTATTACAATGGCAGCAAATCCAACGTTTACTTCTCCAACTTATGCTGGAGAATTTTTTGACCAAATGTTCGGCCCAACCGTTCTGAATCCCTCCAAGCTTGAGGACTTAGATTTAGCAACGGTTATAGACCGAGCTAAATACAAAGAGACTATTTACGATGCGGATGATACCGTAGAGTTAGCAAACTCTAGTCCGACTTATACAAGTCAAGGTTCTACCGCTGATTTAGCAGAGATCAATTTAACCTTGGTCCCTTACCAGTTTAACAAGACTATTAGTTTAGACACTATCCGTCTTAGCTGGTACTCTAACAAGTTAGGCGCTGGTTCAATGGAAGATTATACCTACGATCAGCTAGTAGATCAGTATATCAAGATGGTGTATGTTCCTAAATTGAATCAAGCGCAATCTAACTTAGTGCTTAATGGTAAGAATGGTTTAGGCGCTGATATCGGTACTTACTCGTTTAGCGCATCTTACTCTGGAGTGTATGAATTATTCAATGCCTCAAGTGAGATTAAAAAACTAAGCATTGGAGCAGACGAGGTATCTATTGTTTCAGTAACCAAGGGGGCAACCCTTACCACTTTAACCGTAGCTTCTGACGTTAGGAACTCTCTTACAATTGATAACGTTATATCTATTCGCGGTGCTGCTGGTACTGGTTGGACCTTGATTAATGGCGACTTTATTGTAAAAGACTTAACGGCAACTACCGTGGTTCTTGAGCTAAACAGTAACGCTTTGACTAATGCCAATTACACAGGTAACACGGGTAAGATTCGGTTCATCAACTCGCAAAACATAATTAAGAAAATTGCAAGTCACTACCGCGCGATACCTTTACAGATCAGACGTGCAGGGGTGAAGATTGTAATACCCGGACACCTAGAAGCAGAATGGCAATTCGCAGTATCTGAGGCGCAGCAAAACGGCGGAGAATTTTACTTAAAATCTCACGAGCTTACTTTCATTGCTTCAAATATTGTAGTACTTGACAATGCACCTGCCAACACTTTAGGAAGTTGGGAAGCTAGCCGTGTATTCTACGGATACGACCTAAGCGACGATTATAGCAAAGTGTCTGTATTGTGGCAAGGTGATACATCAGGAGACGAAGTGTATAGACTTAAAGGAAGGATGAAGACAGGCTTAGCGCTGACTGCTAAATTCCAGAAAGAGATTACTCTATCTACTCCAGACGCATAATTAACGAGGGAGGGGTAACACTCTCCCTTTTTTTCTAACATTAAAAAAATTATAAAATTATGTGTGTAACATCATTGAGTACAGGGTTGGCGGGTGCCTGCGCGGCCGTAAAGAAAGCGGGGGGGGTAAATAAGGCGATTTACGCCGGCAGCGTAAAAGACTTGACTAGCGTAACATTTGCCGACGACGGAACAGTTTCTGCGCTAACTTTTGCCGTTGGAAAACAACTGGTTAAATACGTTGGCCGAAGCGCAAAAAATACCGCGAGCGAGCCAATAACAGCAGAGGGAGAGGGGAATGTTAACGAGTATGTGCATACTGTTCAACCCGTATTATACCATTTTACGCAAGCTGAAAGAGATGCAATAGAAGACTTATTTGCGCTGGATCAGGCTTTCTTTATCATCCCGATGCGAAGCGGTCAGATATTAGTTTATGGATTGTCTAAAAATGTGGCCACCTTGCAGGATTTTGGCTTAAAATTAAGCGAAGGAGACGATGCCGTAGGTATCGAATTAAATGATATGAATGCGCAGACTTGTACGATGGCAGGTAATATGCTGCACAAGGCGATCATCTATAACGAGGGAGTCACTTACCCCAACAACATTACGGCTATTGAGGCATACTTGACTCCTGCCACGTAATGGATAGTTATAGGCTAAAAAAAGAATACCAGAATAAAAAAGTAGCGGTTGCAATTGGTGACCGCTCTTTTGGTATTGACAAAGATTTCCACACGACCTATACAAATGCTAATGCTTTTATTGAGAAAAACATTAATATCCTTAGCAAGTACTTTGACGTGGTAAAGCCACAGACCGATGCCAAGAATAAGAGCACAAAAAAATAACATCTAATTAACTATGCCAAACTTTTCACTTAAAGCTATGCTGGCCTCGATCCGCGACACAATAAGCCAAGACGGCCGTGCGTGGAGATGGGGAACGCAAGATAACTTTCCAAACATTATCATTGATAGTGCGAACGATTCAGGGGTAGCGAGAGAGTGCATAGATAAATTAGAGACTTTTATCGCGGGAAACGGAATTAAAGATGAGACGTTTTTTGATACGGCCGCTAATCCGGATCAAACGTGGGGAGAGTTAGACCGTGCTATTAATCAGACATTGGCATACATTCCGGGGATTGCCCTTCGGATATTGTACAACGCGGGGGGGTTACCTGCTGAGTTTTATTTGTTACCGATCCAGAATGTTCGCCGTCGATTTGATGGACAGTTTATTTACGGCATAGACCTAGGTGATCCGGCGGGGTTTAATTCCTTCGCAGGTAGAAATCGTGAAATTTTACCCCCGTTCGGAACAGCTAAAACACCCTCAGATGTGAGGGCTATGATGGCTAAACAAATGGCTAAACACGATAGACAACTTGGTGAGTTGCTTTATATCTTCACGCCTGGAGTTGGTTTGAATTATCAATACTACCCTGTTCCTAAGTGGTCAGCAGGGCTAAACGACATTAACGCTGATGCAGCCTTATCTCTACACGAAGAGAGTCAGGTATCAAACAGTTTTAAAGCTGGCGTAATCATACAGACTAGGCCCCTAGATAAGGTGCTTAAGGATGAGAATGAGAAAACAGAATACGACTACTTTCAAGAGGAGTCTGAGAAGTTTTGTAGTCCTGACGGATCGCCAATACTACACTTAGAGACTCTTAACGGGGAAGCATCTGCAACCGTTACCGCTCTAAATATTCAGCATCAAATGGATGCGACAGAGAAAGCAACGGACAGAATCGGCCGCAAGGTGTGTAGGTTGTTTGGTGTTCCGCCTATTTTATGCGGTTTCGCTACAGCGGGAAAACTTGGAGAGAGTCAAGAGCTAGTTAACTACATGAAGCTATTCAGTTTAACACTTAAAAAGAAGTGGGAACTAAAAGCAAGAATGTATAAAGCATTATTTCCAGAAGTACCAAAAGAAAACTTTGAAACTATCGCTATTGATTTGTTTAGCTTCTTACCGGATAACGTAGTTGCTAAGTTAACACCGTTTCAGTTAAACGAAATATTTAAGTTACCAAAAGATCCAAGCGTAGCAGAACCAATACCAGCGGCACAAGCAACGGAGCAAGCAGAAGTAAACGAACACCTTAAGACATTAACAGGTAAACAACAGCAGAATATTAATCGCATAGTTAGAGAGTACAACAAAGGACAATTAACAGAAGTACAAGCCGTGATGCAATTAACGTCAGGCTTTGGCTTTACCGAGGAAGAAGCGAAGGCATACTTAGCAATTGAAGAAGAAGAAATAACAGAGTATTAAATGGAACTACTTTTAAAAACCGACATGCAAGGCTGGACACCGTACGCGGCAGGAACTCCTGACACCTTTTTCAATCCTTCCAAAACTCATGTAGTTGATTCTATCGGCGGGGTAATTTCGGACGAAGCACTAACCGATATACTAGCCTTTACACGCGGGGACGGAACAGATGCAGCCACAGCGCTCTATCAATTCTGGGAAACATCAGTACTACCTTACGCTGTGCTGACTGTATTCGTGGAGATGTTAGCGACTCACGGCTACACTTTCTCTACCAACGGGATTATTCAATTCGCAGACCGAGACAACACGAGCGCAGGGGTGGACGAGAAGAGTAGAGGGATGTTTATTAGGCAGTACACTACACAACGGGAACGATATAAGACACTAATGCAGCGCGCATTTAACGACGTGAAAGGGGTCTTTGACTCTACTACCTACATTATTAACACCGAGAAATACAACACCGTTAAACCCGCTCCAGTGTTTACAGCAATAGGAAGGGTGAACACGGAAAGAGATTTAAGTTCTAAGTTTAGATTATAACAAAGCAAATAATAATATCATGGCAATAACAGAAAGAACAAGTTTTAGTAAAGCGGGATCACAAGACATTGTAGTAGCTACCGGTACAGTAACAGGCAGATGGCGAGCAATTAAAGCGGCTCAGAATGCAGCGGCCTCTGTTACGGTAATATTTGAGTTCCCAGACAGTACACCGAGAAACTTAATCTTAGCGCCTGGCGAAGTGGAGTACGGGGTGATAACTTCTATTGACACCACAGACGGAACTATTAGAGCTTATATTGATACTAATCCACCTGTTTAATGTTAGGGCTAGGCTTAGGTTTACAGTATAGGACTAGAACTAGAACAATCACCTCACTAGGTCAGCTTTATTTAAGCTTAGCTAATGCCGATGGCGGCAGCGGGGGTAGTGCCTCTTGTGTAGATGAAACTTTTAACGCGCTAAATTCTGTCCCTGCCCTTGGGTTTTCATATGCCTTAAGTTATATAGCATTATCTACTACCGATGGCGGCAGTGGTGGCTCTTTGTCTTTCGTAGAATCTACTTTTAACTCATTACTAGATATAACTTCATAATATGGCAACATTACTAGACAAAGCAAGTATTATTATTCCAAAGGGTGCGGCAAGTAAAGCAAGTGTTTTATATGCGACTTCAAACGACGGGGCAACGCTTATTCCGATTAGTACGGTGCAGAATACAGCGAACCTAACTAGAATCAATGAGGCGGGGTTGATTGAAGCGGTAGACGCTAATGTTTTGCCGCGTGACTTTACAAATGGCGGTTGTGGGGATACTGCTATATGGCCGCAAAGGACGAATATATTTTTGCGATCTAATGAAATTGATAATGCCTCTTGGGCAAAAGGTAATTCAGGAGGCGGAACCCTTCCAGTTGTTACAGCTAATTATGCAATATCGCCCGATGGAACTAATAACGCTGACAGGGTGCAACTTTCAAGAACAGGAACGGCAGCAACTGACAGAAGTTTTATTTCTCAAACCGTGACAGGCGCTTTAAATACAAACTATTCCAATGGGGTTTGGTTAAAATCAAACACTGGGGTAAACCAAAACATTTTAATTTTAGGTAATTTTGGAACAGGATCAGTAAAAATTGTAACCGTAACTAATCAATGGCAGAGGTTCCAAGCAAACCTAGCCAACACAGGCGGGTCTACTAATGTAAACATAACAGTCGGTTTGGGTTATACCGCAATGACAGAAACTAGCGCAGATATTTTAGTTTCTTACGTGCAAGGAGAGGCAGGAGATTATCCTTCAGCCAATATTAAAACAGAAGGCAGCACCGAAACCCGCGATGCAATGGTGCCGAGCAAAACGAGCGCATCGGCTTTAATCGGGCAAGCAAGCGGTGGTATTTATTTTGAAATAGCACCCTTCACCACAACGGAAAGTAGAATAAGTTTATCCGATGGCACGGACGATGAAAAAGTAGAAATACTATTAGACACTAATATCACCTTAGACTTAAACACAAGCGCAGGAACAGATACGCTGTTAGCTAACTTAGGAACAGTAGCCGCTAATACATGGACGAAGATAATAGCGCGATACTTAGTCAACAATATAGCACTTCACCAAAACGGAGTGCAGTTAGGAGAGAATCTAAGCGGTGCGGTTTTTTCAGGGACAACGCTAAACACTATTCAATTTGCAGCATTTGACGGGTCGACTCCTTTTTACGGACGGTTTAGAGAAATGGTAATTTTTGATGATTCACCAACTCAAGCAGAATCTAATTCAATAACTTAATTATGCCATTTTACGTTTACAGATTAAAGTATTCTACCCAAGCCGCGTTTAATTCCGCGATGCTCACTAAAGGCGTTCTGATAGATAGTCAAGACCACGGAATAATTAACGGACAAAATACATTGGCGGTTGTTCGTCTAGGATTAAACCCAATAAATCAATCGGCCTCGTATAACGCGGCAGGCGAAGAACTAACAGCAGCAACTTTTTTTAGCGGCTACCACGCGGATATTAAAGTGACAGATGCTTTAGAGTTTACTAGTTTAAATCAAGTAACCCCTAGTAATCCAATGCACGGGGTTAAATGGGCTGCTGGTGCGATTAACTTATGATACAAACAGCATTATTAATCGCTTTATTTTCGTTTCTCTTTGCCGCGTTCCGAGAACTTTCCGAGCATGGAAAAGAGGGCGGGTTTATCGGCTGGGCCAATTGGTGGAACACGCCTTTAAGCTGGACGAATAAACACAGCTGGGGGCCTGATTGGTTACCGAGGTGGGTGTTCGGTTCTGCTTTAGTTTGGCTTACCGATGCCGAACACTTTTTTCAATTTCTTAGCCTTCTTTGCTTTTTGGCAATCGTCTATATATTAGGCGGCTGGCAAATGGCTTTAGTTGCCTACATGGCCCAAGCCTTCGCGGGATTTATAAAAGCATTTACCAATATCAAATGAAATTAACAAAAAACTTTAGCTTACACGAGTTCTTAGATTCGCGATTTTTTAACGAGGCGGAACAGAAACGAGTAAAAGAAAGCTACCGAGACAATACTTTTGAATTAGAACCTAACCTAATTATCTTAGCTGATAACTTACAAGTGCTTAGAGATCACTTAGACGCTCGGATTGATATCAATATCAGCTACCGACCTAAGTGGTACGAACTAAGCCGAGGGAGAAGCGGAACAAGTCAGCACGTAGAATTAAAGGCCGCTGACATTTCGGTCGTTGGTTGGTCACCTCAAGCCGTAGCGAATGAGATTGAAAAGCTTATCGAAAATGGTAAGATGGTAGAGGGTGGGGTAGGTAGATATCACATGTTTACGCATTACGATATTCGCGGAACGTCAGCACGTTGGAACGGATGAGAGGGTATTTAATAAAAGACAATTAAAATGCCTAAGCATATTCTCAATATTCTAAATGCTACCGATGAACTGGAATTTTTTATGAAGTTTATGATTTGGTTTTTAGCAATTTTAGTTCCAATCTACGACGTAACGGGAGCGTTAATAGTATTAATAGTTATTGATCTAATTACGGGTATCGGTGCAAGCTTAAAAAACCAAGTAAACTTTAAATGGGAAAAAATTGTAAATACATTCACCAAGGTAATTATATACTCTTTAATACTATTAGCAGGCTGGGTAGTCGAGAGTAAGATAATGCCCGCTATTCCGCTTATGCGATTAGTGGCGGGGTTTCTTGCCTTAACAGAATTGCGATCGATACTTGGGAACTTTAAAAACATTTTCGGACTAGATATGTGGGAATATATCCGTTCGGCCATCCGTAATCAAAAGATATCTGACCTGCCAGAACCAAAAGGAAAAGCTAAAGAAAATGAAGGTTAAATGGAGTCATGTTTTAATAATTGCAGCGTTATTTCTGGGCTTATTTATCGGCCGAAAAACTAAATCCGCTGATACTATTCGTGTAACTAAAACCGTAACCGATACTATTAAACAAGAAATACGGATTGACAGCTTAATATACGTCACTAGCATCGTTAAGACACGCTCCAAAATAGACACGCAAGCAGTTATAGAGAGTTATTATAGTCAGAGGCTAATTGATACCACGATAGTAATTAACCAGGTTAGAATTAAGTTTACAGGGACGCTATATGAGAATCATCTTAGGGACGTGAACTTTACGATTCAGAATCTTAGACCTACTCAAATTGTAAAGGAGATGAAATGGTCTATTTTTGCCGGCGCAAGTGTAGGGCGGGAGATATTCGCACCAACCGTAGCGGTGCAATATGACAAGCACAACATAGGGGTTGGTTACAATCTTTTGGGCGATAATCAAATTATTTTATCGTACCGCTATTTATTGTGGGAAAAATAACAGTACATTAGCCATTCAATAAAGGGATTGTTTAGTAGTGTTTTCATAGTGCATGTTTAAATTTGGCTGGAAGCCTCGGAGAAGTTCGGGGCTTTTTTTGTACATTTGAATAACTACAAACAAATTGTGGATGATTTCACATATCAAAGTCCCCCTCTTATAACAAGCATATTTGACTGGGCATAATATTAGCCTCACTTTAATAGTGGGGCTTTTTTGTGTTGTATATGTAAAATAATAGTATTACATTTGCCTAACTAAAAACAAATTTTAAAACTAAAACAATGAAACAAGAATTTGAAATGACACAGGCGGAAATGAATGATATTATTTCCATTAACAAAAGTAACATGCCAGTAATGAAGATAGGTAATGTGATTACGGGAATGAACTTACAAGAGCGTATTAACGAATACTGGAGTGGGTTATCTGACAAATACGGGTTTAAACAAATGACCGTAGAGGGCAGCGGCAAAGGTGCTTTGTTTTTTTTAGCTGAGTCTAAGCCAATAGTAAAGCCTAAGACTCGCACAGAGATAGAAATGGATAAGTACGACTCGCTGCAAAAAATTGTAGATCAATTAAAAGGCTGCGGGTATGAGTGTGAGGCAGGGGGATTAATTATGAATGTTGCTTTTATGAAGCTAGAGTTAATGGCTAAAAATTAAACCCAACACTATGATATTCACAGAAAAAGCAAAAGCGTTTAACCACCTTGTAATCGCTTGGCAATCCGACACCGAAAAAGTGCGCGTGGCATTCCAAGAGCAAATTAGAATTTGCCAGCTGCTACCGGTGGATCACCCGCAACTAGAACTTGCTACCAATCAACTCCACGAGTACAGCCACCTA